GTTACGCAGCGGCCTATCCTTAATGAGCTGCATTGCTTGCGGGATAAGCTGCTGATCGGCAGGCGACATTTGAGACGCTGCGGCATATTCCAGAATAGTCTGCGGCTGGAACTTGCTGCAGATAATCTGCGCCTTAAGGCGGATTAGCTCAGACGCAAAAAGCGCAACATCCTCTTGCATTGAGCGAAGACGAAGGCCCGCATACTGGCCCTTGATCTGTTGCGCCGTCGCAGTTTCGCTTGCGTAACTCGCACCGCGAATAATGTCCGAGATGCCGGTAATTTCATAAATCTGCGCCTTAATGTCGGCACGCGCCTGATAGCACTGAGCAAGAGCAGCCGCCAGCGTATCCAGCGGCAACAGGTCAATCGACCCCTTCAAACCGCCCTTCTCGCCAAACGCCAGCCACTTGTCAACCGGAATCAGGCTGTTGTTATCGCCTTCCGTCAGAAGCCTCTGCAAGGCAGGCTGACTGGCATCGTAAACGCCGCGCACCCGCAACGCCTTAACAAGGCCGTCAATGCGGTCAGACAGAATATCAAGCTCCATAGCCTGATCCTGATACAGCACGAAGTCCGGCACCGGGACAAGGCTATCGCTTGTCGTGGTGGCGTATAGGGGCTTTGGGCAAGGGAAAAAGCCCTCAAGACCCAACGGATCATCCCGAACGTCGATAAACTCAGGCAGGCCCTTGGACAGCCAGTAAACCTTGAGCGTTTCCTTGTCCCACAGCTCGCAAATCTTTGCCCGGTTGTAGGTTTTCTTTGACTCGTTGTAAGCGTTCAGCGGTTCCGGCCCCTGATCCATTGGGATTTGATTAGCTTTTTCTTCGCCGAACCGCTCGATGAGTGCTTCCTTGGTCATGTAGACCCAGCGCCACACACAGGTCACTTCTTCCCATGTACGAGCCGTTGCGTGCCCAAAGTCGCGCCAGTGAACGTAGTCAACCGGGGCGCATTCGTAATCAATTTCTTCAGGAACGTCGCCAAGCTGGTTAGCAATCTCGCCCGCTTCAACGTCCTCGGTCACTTGCAAGCCATCGTCAGGGATGTCCTGCGCCTTTACGTGAGGCTCGTAACGTGCCCATGCCACGCCACGGCCACCAAGGAACCGATCCTCGACGCAATAACGCATCGTGTTCCTGAAATCAGGGTAATGCTCGATTTCATAGTCGATGGCGCGTTCAATCAGCAACGAACCAACCCGGCTGACAGGATCGTTGTCGCCAAACCTGCGAGACACATCCGCCTTGGGCAGCTTTGCGTAAACGGCAGGGATCAACGTCTGTACGTTTGACCACAGAATATTGAACTTTGCCGTTTCATTGCCCGTCTGCCCGCGAGTGTCGTCGCGGTAACGCTTCAAAATCTTTTTAACGCGAGCATTCCATTTAGAAAACTCGTTGTCATAGCTGCCGATGGTCGACAGGTACTTTTGAAGCTCGGTTGCAGGTTCCATTTTTTAATCCTTATTTCGTGCGCTGATTGCCTTGGCTTTTGACTTGGCATCAGCCTTGCTAGACGCTCCCCATGCCCTAAGCGCAAGGGCTAGTCGCGTAGGCTTTCCGTCTTTTTCCATAGGCCCCGGCATATTGCCCATGCGAGCAAGGAAAGACGCCCGTCGCGGGTTATCGCCAGACTTCACGGGAGGCTTCAGCGTGCCACCCGTCTCGGCCTTGTAACTGGCACGGCCCTTAGCGTTCAAACCGCCTTTGGGATTCTTGCCCTCTTTACGAGTCCATGCAGCAGTCATTATTTACGCTCCAAAATCCTAGCTTTCTTTTCCTCGCCGGGAAACACGACAAAGTTGCGAGTGCCGCTACCGCCATCTCGACTACCAGCATCTAGGTACTTGATGCCGGGGGAGCCATAAGACCGCAGCAGTTCTGATGCCGCTTTATCCCCGCCTTTCAAGGCCGATAGCAAAGCGTATGCGCCGCCGCCCGTGTCCATATTTGGAACGTACTGAGTCGCCTTGACTAACGCGAGGAAATCATCAGCGTCATTTTTAAACGCTCCGCTATCGCGGCTGATCCCATATTCAAGTGGCATTCGCTTTAGCGTGCCGCTTATTTGCTGAATCGACTTTGCAGACTCAAGCCTAACTGCTTCCTGAAGCAAATCACGTTTAGCCCAATCTGCAACACCGGCCCCCGCCGCCATCTTCCTAACTTTTTCCGCTGCGGCCCTGCCTAAAGACTCAGGAGTAACCCCAAGATCAGAAATCGCCTTCCTCACGCTCTCCGGCTGCTCACTCAACGGCTTATCCCAATCAAGCATACGGTCAATCATCTCGTCGGGGAGGTCTACGTGGTAGAATCTGCCTTTGCCTTTGTCGTTATATGCGGCAAATAGCTCTGCCAGCTTCTCCTGCGGAATGTCTCGCGTCGATGCGTTGGCGTTTTGAAGCCTGCGAGCGGCCTGCATTGGGTCAGTGCTGGCGCTTGCTTGTCTATGGAATTCGCCCCGCGCCCCTGCGGTTAGCTTGATTCCCCTTGCCTCTGCCTCTGGCCCTAGATCGAACGCCTTATAAGCATTCTGTACCTGATACCCCTTTGCAACGTCAGGATTCTCCGCAAAATACAGCCCGTGCCCGTAAGCCTGCGCCCCCTCACCCGTGCCTATCTTGGATGCGTCAAACTCGCCGAGCGGATTGGCCTCTGTAGCGGGGAAGCGGTGCGGGGTGCCGTGGTAGACGTCTAGCTCCTTCATCATGGGCCTTTGCATCAGCGAGCGCGGATTTAGGTACTCGCCAGCCACCTGACCAAGCCCGATCGGGCCTGACGTCGCTTGCTGTCCAACAGACTTCAGCGCTTCTGCAAGCATCGCAGGATTCTGAACGACTTGTTTCCCGGCCTGATACATGGCTTTGCCGGATTCAATCGGATGCCGCGCAAGCTGGTATGCGCCCTCAAGCTGGCTTTCAAATCCACGGCCAAGGCCAATGCTAAGGTTTTCTAGATAGTCGCCAGCAGATAGCGGCTGTTCAGGCTGCGACGCACGGTTGCCAAACAAATCAGCAAGCGCAGCGTCAGCCGTCGTCAACGCTTGACGACGCTGTTGCTGAAATGCCAAAGCGTCTGCCAGCTTGTTGGCCATGATTAGGCAGAGAAGATGCCGACAGCCACAACGCTTGCGCCTGCGCCCGTGGTCACCTTCCACGCTCCGCTGCTCGAGCGCATATTCATCTCGATGCTGTACACGCCGACCGGAGTGTTAGCAGGAACAATCGCAATCGACGTTGCATTGTCCAGAATGGTCACCGTGCCCGTAAGCGACGTACTAACGGTGACAATCAATCGATGCAGGTAATCGCCCGTCGCGCCCGTCCCGCCAAGCACCTGTGCAGTCTGCGACGCTGCAACTGTTTCATACGGATACGCATAAGGATAGCTAACGCCGCTCATATTCTTGCCCTCTTAGGTTGTGCGCTCTCATGGACGCGCCACATATCATTCAAAGTTACTTCGTTTTGATCGCCAACAATCAAAACTTTGGCCTCAACAGGCTTAACTGGCTTTGGCTCGGCCTGCCACGCAACGGCCAGCATTCTAAACGCATCTGCCGGATGTGAGCACCAGTCATGGCGAGGCGTCTGCCTGAAAGCCCTCTTATCCTCGTCATACTCGCGTTGATACTGACGCAACGCCTCGAGGCCATCGGCGCACCGTTCCACGTGAAACCAGCACCTCGGCAGCATACGCCTGACAGCCTGAATGCCGTCCTGAACGCCAAGGTCAGGAACGATAGTTAAGTTGGCAAGGCCAAGGAACTCGGCCATCTGCTCGATGATGGATTTACCACCAGAAGCAAGCGTCTTTGCCCTCGCATCGTGGGGCAGATGGTGTTTGCCATAGCGGTATGGCTTGGTTAACACCGTCTCTGCCAGCTCTCGCACCGTAGCGCCAGACACGGCATGGAAGTCCAGAATATGAATTTCGCCACGCACGACTTGGTACCACCAGATAGCGGTGTCGTCGCGGTAACCTAAGTCCCACGCAGTATGGACGGGCACGCTGGGATCGTAAGGAACGTCACAGATCCGACCTTGATCCCCGGCTTGGCGCATCTCTGTGCCGTAGATTGCACCGACGATAGCCGCCTCGAAACTGCATTCGTATTCTTGAAGGAACTGGTCTTCAGATACCTGCGCCCTTGCCGCTTCTAGCTCTGTCTCAGGCAGCAACCCGGACTTGCTGGCAGGCAAGGACATGAAAAACCAATCGGGGCTTTCTTTGGCTGTTTTGACGATCTCCCAAAACTGATTCTTGCCCTTTGGCGTGCCCATCATCACAGCCCACCCCTGCTTATCTGACAGGGCAGGCCGAATAACCAGCGGAAACACGCTAGGCTTCCAGTCGCCAAACTCGTCGCAGATGATGCCGCAAAAGCCAAGGCCGCGCATCGCGTCAGCATTGTCGGCACCGAACAATCGGATCACGGCCCCATTGACCAAGGTAATCTGAAGTTCAGCTTCGTTGGTTGACTTGGTTATAGGGGCCGCGAATTCTTTGAGATACGCCCACGCCACGGATTTTGCTTGACTGCGGTAAGGCGCAACGTACCCGAACAATGGGTACGGCCCCTTATACGTCACGGCAGCGCGGATAATGTCATTGATGGCTGCGACGGTCTTACCGCCTCGACGATGCACGACAAGCGCGGCCCACCTCTGCGTCCTGTTATGGAACGGCAGAAAGGCTTTGCGCGGCCTGTACGGTATCGTGAAGTCAGCCATCAGACTCAAGCCAGCGGACAACGATCTCTTGAGGCTTACCGTCCTGTCCAGTGACCTCAGTGCGAGCCAGCTTCGGAACGTGGTACTCGATCACAGTCTGGAACAGGGTAAACGCCTTCTCAGGGTTAGGCGGCACGAGCCACTTTCCAGACTCGCCTTGTACGCCATTAGCGACCTGATCCAGCCACTCTTGCAGCCTTGAGGCATTACCATCAACAAACTTGCCAATCGCTTCTCGGGCTTCCTGAGTCGCCTTATTGGGCATTCCCTTTGGCCTGCCGGGGCCAGCTTTCAAGTTAGGGTTAGGCATGATTTGTTAAGTTTCAAAAAGTTCCTGTGGGGAAATTTTTAAATTTTACGTGTCGTCGCGTCGAGGCATTCGCTTCATAGCTTCTGCCAGCTTCTTGCCCTTATCGGCTTGGTTGTACTCACGAGCTACGGATTGAGGAATGCCTGCCCGTTTAGCAAACTGGGGATCATGAGCAGCAGCGGCCATGAAACGGCGCTGTTTGTCGCTGTGGCTAGGCATTACTTAATCCTTTTTGCTTCTTCGTTATGCAGCTTGATTGCGTAATCCGTAGAGGCTTTTGGATTTTTGAAAATCCCAAGATGTTCGCCAGTCTTTTTGTAATGGGCAATAGCTTCATCGTTTGAAACAACTTTCCCATTTACAACGGTGGGAATCAGAATTTCTCGCCCATCAATGTTTACGCCCATGCTGCGAACAGTGCTGATTGAACCGTCAGGATTCTTTACCTGCGGACGGCCTTCTAACTGGATATTTCCCGGCTCAAGCATTCCAGCGGTTACATCAGAAACCTTCTGTTGCCGCCTCAGCAAGTTTGCCAAGTCTTGAGCGTAAGGCATTATTTGAGATTCCTAAGCTTGTACAGCGTGGAATCAATCAGCTCGCTGATCTCGTCGATGATGTTTTGCAGCTGGCTTTCGTCAGGCAGCGTTTTGCGAGCGGCATCAACAAAATCTTTTATTTTCTCAAGATATTGCACCGGGTCTTTTGCCGGGGCATGAAAATCATTCGGGTATTTTTCGATGACGCTGTAGCAGCCTTGATAGGCTTCAGCCCACTTATCGGTCAGGTCTACGATGCCATCGTAGTAAGCACCCAGCGCAACGTGCTGCGCGTAAGACTTGGTTTGCAGGTGCTGGAAGTGCGTAATGGTCGCACTATGGAGCAAAACGCCAACGAATGTGGCTGCGTTTTTTTCGTACTTTGCGCTCGATTCGGCCATAGTTTTACCCCATTTTGGTACTCAAACCATGAACCGAACCCGTTTTTGTGTCAACCCTCTTTGCCGACCAGCTCTCCCTGAATCAACGGCAACGCATCCTCGAGACGCATCATCACGAGCCAGCCTTTGTGATCCGCACGCATGGCAACCACAGGGGTATCGTTAGGCCCGCAAGCCGCCTCGATCTGTTCCATGAATTCGTAGACAGCAATCTTTTTTCGGCGCTTAACTTCCCACTTGAACTGCCCAGTCTGGATGTCGTCGCCACCGTCACGGGCCTGCCCCAACTTGCGGTTAATCTGCCAGCCTAAAGTTGCGGTAAGAATTTCCGCCAACTCACGCTCACCGGCTGCGCCCTTTGTCCTTTGCATTTTGCTCATGTTTTTCCTTTACCCATCCGAACGGATCACCACCCCTTAAGAGCGTCTGATAGTCGCGCCAAGTTCCGACGTTGATCGGTGGCGGTAACTGCAACTTCTGGCGCTTTCTGGGACTGTCCACGCTTCAATTCTGCCCATGCTTGATCTTGTGCCGCCCGGTAATCCTTGCTGGCCTCTCCGGGGTTAGGAAGCCGGAAGTCTGCAAGGCCAATCGCCGCCCTTCGATCCGTCAGCTTCCTCAGTGCCAAACTCTCCGGGTCTTGCAAAGCCACGCCTTGCGGCGCTTGAGAGGCTTTCAGGGGAAATAATCCCTGCCACCCGGCTGCAATGCTTTGCTGGACTACCGCTGCCTGCTGTGGGCCGTACTTTGCCAGCTCCTTTGCAGCCGCCTCAAGGCTGGCCGCCTTTAGCGGCTTGTTAAGCTCTTTGCGGTATGCCACCCACTTTTCCCAAGTCTCGATGTGCAAACCCACAATTTGCTTAACATCAAAAGGGGGCGCCTTCTTCTCTTTCTTGGGTATTGGGTATTGGGTATTGGGTATTGGGAGTTCAACCTTCGTTGAGCGTTCGTTCAACGACCGTTCAACGTCCGTTCCTTTCTTCCTCCTAGCCCTGCCTGATGCTTGACCAGAAGCCCTCGCCTTGGCGGACTTATCCGCAGTGCGGTTAATTTCTTGGTCACACCGGGCCTGACGCCAGCCGGACTGCTCGAGCGCAAAAAACTCACGAAGGATTGCCTCGACCACCTTTTCGTGATCGCGCATCCTGATTAACCGGGCAAGCTCTGGGATGTTGTTTTCGAGAGGCCGTTCCTGCCTGTAATACAGGTCGAGCAGCCTCCGGTACGCAATATCCTCGATCAAATCGAGGTGAGACGTATGCGACAGATAGTCGCCAATGTGCCAGTAATAATAATTCATGCTGCCTCCAGCTCAGTCCGCTTGAAGATTTCGAGCCAGCGCAGGCGGAGGACTGCGTTTTCGGGGATCAGCCTAGGCTCGAATTGGGAAAGATACTGTTTTAGATGATTTCTTGTCAAACCTTATGGTGGGTATAGGGGCACCTGAGAAAACGGCTTATACGGCTTCCAGCGAAGCCACAAACGCATCCGAAAGCGGGGCTGGCGCTTCTGGCGCGTCAGGGGGGACAACCTGACTGGGATCAGCCCCTAACTCGTGCAGGTGCTTTAGATCAACTTCCAGCCGCCCTTCGGTGATGGCCCTGATCTGCCACTGCCTAACCTCCGGGATCGTCTCCGACCACTGAGATACGGCAGGCCGGGAAATACCCAACGCATCTGCCAGCGCAGCCTGCGACCCAAAATGATTAATGGCGTCAGTTTTAGTCATACCGCGCAAAATAAGCGGGGTTTACAGAATGTCAAGTGTTTTTTGCAAACTCAAGTGTACTTGGAATTATTTTTGATTTTTTGAAAAAAAGAGTGGACATTAGGGTAATAAGCTGGCTTAATACCTCCACACCAGCACACCGCTGGCAGAACTGACCGGAGAACAGCATGTACCGCTACGTTTGCTTTAACTGCGACCCTAACGGCCTTGTCCTGCACGACCACGAAGTCGATGTGTTACCCGGCGAACGAATAACGACCGAGTTTTGGGGTGCCGTTGGCACCACTCAATTTGGTGGCAGCGTCATTTGCGGTGCATGCCGCTCTTTCGTGGAAAGGCACGCCATGTGCCGCACCTGCAACAACGGCACGCTGGAAACGGGGTACGACGATTGTGCCCGTTGCCTTGAGGAGGAGCATGACCATGCTTAATTGGTTGGCGTCGCTCACATGGAGCGAGTCGGTGTTAATTATCGCGGCAGCATTTGTCGCGTTGGTACTAATCAGGGAGTTATTTGAATGAGCGAACAGTCAGCAGAGATTGGGGAGCTGGCGGCAGCTTTGGCCGTGGCGCAGGGCGAGATTACGGGCGCATTGAAAGACAGTGCAAACCCGTTTTTTAAGTCTAAGTACGCCGATCTTGCGTCCGTCTGGGATGCTTGCCGGACAAGCCTTTCGAAGAACGGACTGGCCGTGATTCAAGTTGCGTCAACGTCAGATACAGGCGCAGCGGTTATCACGACAACGCTGGCCCATAAGTCCGGCCAGTGGATTCGAGGCACGCTGGCAATGATGCCGGTCAAGTCCGATCCGCAGGGCATGGGATCCGCCCTCACCTACGCACGCCGCTATGCGCTCGCGGCAATGGTAGGCGTCGCGCAGGTTGACGACGATGCCAATACCGCAAGCGGCAAGGTCACGCATACCAAGGCCGATCCGCTTGGCCGCGATGAGCTAGAAATAAACGAACAGCACGTAAAGTATGCAAATGCGTTTAAGGATGCTCTGTTGCATGGCGAACCTCTGCGAATCAAAGGACTGGCTGGTGACGTTCAAGACGAAGGAGAAGAATTTTATCGGGCCGTTTGGTCACTGCTTGACAGCAAAGTACGCTCAGAAATTAAGAAAATCCTAGCAGCAAAGTGAGAACAGAAATGAAACGAGATAATAGCGGAACGATTGGGAAAAATGATCGACGCACGCAGGACAATCATCCAACACACAGTGGGTCGGCCATGATTGATGGCCGGGAATACTGGATTAACGGTTGGGTTAAAAACAGCGATTGGGGATCGTTCCTGAGCCTGTCGTTTAGGGCAAAGGAACCGCGACAAGAGCCGGTTTCCGATACCCCTTTCAATGATGACATTCCCTTTTGAGGTGACACATGGACGCATTCCAAGCTGAGATTGGCGGATATAGCCAGCAGAAGTCGCGGCAGATCAAAGTTGTGCTGTATGCCGACGAGGTTTACGCACAGACCATTGCGCGGCTGTTTCCTGTCGGCACGCAGGTAGCTGTGGCCGCACTGGTCGATACCACGACTGGCGAAATCAATGAATCGGCTGCGGCGCTTCGCTAAGTTGCAAGAAATTGGTTGCGTAGCCTGCCTCATCGAAGGGGTAGGCTACCAACCCTGCGACATCCACCACATTGTCGACAAGGGGTACAGAGAGCATTCAGGAGGCGATAACGCGACGATCGGGCTGTGCCCTTGGCATCACAGAGGACTGATCCCTGAGCAGCTCTCGCGGTTTGAGACTGAGGAAATGCTTGGCCCTTCACTAGCCCTGCAAAAAAAAGCGTTCATTCAAAAATATGGAACAGAACGAGAATTGCTGGCAATCGTGGATGAAATCATTAACTCGGACAACTTGCTTTTACATTGAGAAATTTATGAAATCTTATTTTAAAAAGCTTGGCGCTTTTGCGCGGAATTCCGATCCCGATACTTCAAAGAAAGCTGCGGCAAAAATCGATACTTCAACGCTCGAAATGGCCGTCTATCGAGTCATTGCGTCACATGGCAAACGCGGCTGCACCAGTGACGACATTATCAACTCGCCGGTAATGGCAAACATTTCGTATGGTGCAATCACTCCGCGTTATGCGGTATTGCTTCGCAAGCGACTGATTGAGGATACCGGCGAACGTCGCAAGGCCGCGTCTGGCCGTTACCAGCGGGTTATGAGGGTAAACAAGTGAACAGCATAATCATTATTGGCTTACTCGGGGTAGCCTTTGCCCTGTGGCTGTTGCTTGTAATTGTTGCATGGATCGACCGCCGCAGCTTTATGCGACTGAATGAAGGCCCACATAAAAGCACCATGCGACTTGCGGAACAGTTAGATATTGCATGGCGTCGCAACAGAAGGCGGGAGCGTGAGCTGTGATTGACACTCAAAGCGAATCAGGATCTTGGCAACGCGACTGGGATAGCCGCTATCACACCTCAACCGAGTACCAGCACCGCATCAATGAGCTAATGACAGAAATTGCTCAGGCTTACGATCAAAGGGACAGGTACAGGATTGCCATGCTTAACGTGCTGGCACTTGTGCGCGGTAAGGTGCCAAACGAGCGTTATATGCCTGACCAGATTTATGACATCCTTTCAGGAGCGCTGGAACGTGATTGAGCAAACATTAAAGGATCGTGGCCGCAGATATGGCGATTACGCGGTGGTTGCAGAGCATTCGCAGATGCTTAAGCAGCTATTCCGGGCCTCAAAACAATGGGACAGGCTTGCAAACTATCAACGTGAATCGCTTGACATGATTGCAAACAAGCTTGCCCGGATCATGAACGGCGACAGGTTTTACGCTGATAGCTGGATTGACATTGCCGGATACGCGACGTTAGTGGCGCAGGAGCTGCAACGTGATTAGGCGATGCTCGAAATGCCAGAAACATAAAGAAATTACTGGCGGATCGGTAACCGGGGATGGCCGTAAATTTGTATGTAAGGAATGCAATGAGAAAGCTAAAAGAGTTCCACAAAGACCTATCAAGATTTGATCGGATGTGCGCTCTTTGCAAAACAAGGAAACCGCTTAAAGGCGGAAAAGTTATTCGCAACAGAGTAACGGCTGAGAAGTTTATTTGCGGGGAATGTAATGAAAGAAAAGCTGGATGATGCAAAACATGAGCCTTTTATAGACGCTGGCTTTGCAACTCCGTGGAGAAAACGAGGAGATTACGATCCTTATGTTTCGCTTTGGATGAGCGTTTTGCAGCTTGCCATCAGCGATTCCGACAGCACATATGAATCATTGCGACGGCCTGCAAGAGAATGGATTTTTTCCGCTGATAAGACTCCCGGCTCGTTTCGATGGATTTGTGACCATGTTGGGCTTGATTGGATGATTTTACAGTCTGCTTGTATAAGCAAAACAAAAAGACAAGCCTTGGTCAAAAGTCAAGAAAAATCTCAAAAAGATGTGCAAAGATTAAAAGCACGACAAAAAGTTAAGAAATCCTAATTTAGACAGGTTATGCTTTACACGCGCTTATGCTCTGTTTGCAAAAAACACCGGCCAATTCTTGGTGGATCAACGTCTCCAAAGAGGTTTATATGCGCGGAATGCAAGAAACAACAAGCGAACGAACCCTGACAAACTTTGCCTGCGTTTACTGCGGCAAGCCCGTACGGGAAGCACATAGCCCGTGCTGCGGTGAGGTCGGCCACACGCACAAGCTGGTGCAATGCAATGAGTGCCACGGCAGGGGAGAGTACGAAACACGCGGTTCTTTTAGCCGAACCATTGATTGTATGTATTGCAATGGCACTGGAATGGTGCCGGAACAGGAGGAAATGGCATGAGCAACCTCACCACAAAGGAGCCGACCTTGGCCTGCGCCTTCAAGCGAGGCGATACCGTCCGGTGGAACGCCATCGCTCTCGACAAGCGCGATGCTTCCGGCTGGCGGGTTACCGGAGTTGCTTGCCGCACGGGACTGCTGCCCATGTACCACGTTCGCAAAGGACGTGTGACCGGTGAGGCTCCGCAGGACGAACTGGAAAGGGAGATCGCGCCATGACCAAGGTGCCAGAAACGATATGGGCTGTGATTGACCCCGACAGCGGCGGCGTTGTCATTGCCGCTGGCTGGCCTGAAGCTTGCCACGAGCATATCAACGAGGCGATCGCGGACGACATCGACGGCGCGTGCCGCTGGGTTGTGCGCCAGTACGCCAACAGCCTGAATAGAGCAGCACACGAACCGTTAACGGTGGACGTGGCAGAGAAGGTGAAGATCCTCCGCCGCCATGCCGACATTCACCGCTACGCCGTGAGGGTGGAAATTGAGCGCGAGGCCCTGAAGGAACAGGCAGACATCTTCGACGGGGCCGCAGACCTAATCGAATCTCTGGCGAGAGCCGCTCCACCGCCGAGAACCGCTCGCAGCGTCACGTTGACCGGCTACCAGTTGCAGGAGGCTCTGGACTTCATCGCGCCCGACCGCACGCCGGATGAACTGGAGACGGAGGCGTCGATTCAATACGGACCCGGACATGCGGGCGTCGCGTACTACTGCGGCCTTGCGGAGTATCCAGAGGAAGGCTCGATAGTCCTCGACGAGCGACCCGCTCAAGCGAAGTTAGGTGTCGAGTCCAAATGAACGGGCCGCCCGAAGCGTGGCACAACGATCCAAATCTCGAAATCAAAGTACTTAAATGGCCGGAGGTAACCGTGAGCTATGAAGTGTGGGGCGAACCCGAGGACCCGCCAGAGTTGCCCGATGGGTGGTGGGACGAGGATACCGTCTATCGAGTTCAGGGCGCTGTAAAGGCGCTTGCCTCTGAGTCCCTGTACGAAGGCGGGAAGATGGAGAACGGCGTGAGTGTTCGATTTCTCCAGCGCATGACCCTATTGCAGGATGAATGCGGCCTGATGACGAAGCCGCATGAGATCGCGCTTGTCGAGGAAGCTAGAGCCGCTCTGGAAACGACAGGTAACAAATGATTAAACTAATCTGGATAACGCCCGAGGCTGAGAAGCTGATCGGGTACATGGCTAGGGTGAGTAACCCTGCAAATCAGGACAACGAAAATGTCGTTGGCCTCTTGAAGTACATGATCCGCAACGAGCATTGGTCGCCGTTCGAGATGGCGTCCGCGTGCTTCGAGGTCAACACAACGCGGGACATTGGCAGGCAGATCCTGCGGCATCGCAGCTTCTCGTTTCAGGAGTTCAGCCAGCGGTACGAGGATGTCAGCAAGTTGCCTGAACCTACCTTGCGCGAATGTCGCCTACAGGATATAGCGAACCGACAGAATAGCACCGAGACGAGCGACGAAGCTTTACGTAAACGCTGGAGCCATATCCAGACTGAAATTTACGAAGCAGCTATGTCCTACTACCGCTCTGCGTTGCGTGCGGGTATCGCCAAGGAGCAGGCCCGTGCCCTGCTGCCCGAGGGCCTGACGCCTAGCAGGATGTATATGAGCGGAACGCTTCGCTCATGGCTACACTACGTAAAGCTACGCTCCGACCCGGCGACACAGAAAGAGCATCGTCTAATTGCTCAAGAGATTGGCCGAGAGCTCGAGAAACAAGTGCCGACTATCTGGGCAGCTTACAGTTAAGACAAAAACAACGCCCGCTCGTCGTTCCGCCGCTTGACCAGACCGGGCAGCACCTTGCCACCGCCTTTGGTGAACTTCAGGAACTCCTCCGCCGCACCCTCGTATTCGCCCCGGTTGTACTTCTTCCGCAGCGTAGACCGCTGCAGAGTGCCGAGTCCTAAGTTGAAAGCAAAAGAGACCAACCCGTCGAAATGCCCTTGACGATTAACAGCAGCAGGGCAATATCGAGCAACGCCCGACTCAAACCGGCCAAGGTCTTGAGCAAGTAGATCGTCAACTTCAGCGGGACTCCAGACACGATTGTCCTCCGGCTTGAGCGGGTATTCCTTGCGAACCGGGCCGGTGTACTCGCCGGTGCGAACCAGCGGCAGTCGTGCCTGATCCGGGTACAGCACATGCCCGACACCAATCGTCCACAGATGGGCAGGGCAAAGGTACGGCTTCAACCGTACCCCTTCGTGGTGCTTTATCAGTTCTTTTGTCGCTTCAGATACTTTCATAGGTGATGTGCAGGATCGTCCTGCCGGGAGGCCACGGAAAGCCACATTAGGCCTTTTTGCACTGGTAGAGGATTGCCTTACAGTTTCAGTTTCCGACCAGCCGTTGCGGGCGCACCCCGCCAGACATCATTTCTTTGAAAACGCTTGCGTGCCAAACCAGAACGCGATGACGGTCGCCCAAATCTGCTGCGTGTCGTCGTCCCAAATGTAATCCAGCAATACGGTGAATTCTGTGCCCTTCTGCCAGCCGTACCAGAAACCCGCTATGTCCACCGCCACCAACAGAAAAAACAGCCCATAAGTGATCGTAGGCCGTACCAACGCACGTAGGTTAATTACCCACCGGCTTGCACCCTTGCCTAGCTCCGTGTCGTGCTGCAACAAAGCAGCGTGCGTCTGGGCCTGAGTCTGCATGGCGACCTGTTCCGTGCGAATCTCCTCGACCCGCTGCTGTGCAACAAATCCACGCTCGGCCATCGCCATGTCACGGTCATTCTGCAACCGGGCCAGTTCCAGCTCGTGCTTGTTGTCCTGCTTGGACTGGAAGAAGTCCAGCAGCTTAGGCAGGCCACCCGATGCAAAGCCCAGTAGGGTCGAGAATAGTGTCATCATTTGAAAATACCTGCTCCGGGCAGCGCCCGCAGAATGGGATGGTTAGTCACATTGGCAAGCCAAATCACTAAACCGTAGCTCCCAGTCACAAGAATAATCGTGCCTAAAATCACGCCTAGAATCGTCTCGTTGCGCTGCTTCCGCTCGTATTCCGCCCGAGCCTGACGCAGCTTTTCCATCTTGATCGCTTCGATCTGATCCTTCTTGGCCGCGTCATACGCCCGCTTCTGCTCAAGCGTCATAGCGTTGTACATCGCCCGTTCTTCGGCTTCCTGCTTCTCTTTAATCAAGACCTGACGCATCAGGGCTTGGTTAGAAGCGACCGCAGCGTTGTACTTGTCCGCAGCCTCGGATACGTCGCGCCGTGCGACCTTCTTGACGACCTTCTGATGTACCTTGCTAGGGGCTTTTTGTTCAGCCTTTTGCTCGCGTCGCTGTGCCTCTTTTTCGGCAATGGCGCGAACGTCCTCGACCAGACCGTACCCCTCGTTGATGACGCCGCGAGCCGCTTTGAGGCTCGACTCGGCAGCGTTTAGCGGATTGCTGGCCGCGCCTGCAATCTCCGAAAGTTTGTCGATAGACATTTCATGGAAACCTCTCTATCGGTCTACCTTGGCTTCCAGCTTGTCAAAAATTTTGCCAAGCATGGCTTTGATCTCGTCGATGTCATGCCGGTAGTCGTCTTTTGAAACGTAAGTGTGAGGCAGATCGCGCACATCCTTATCTAACCGCTCGATGCTGCGGTAGATGCTATTCAGCACCCATCCACCGAAAAACGCGGCAACGGCCACAGCAATATTAAAGAGTACTTGGTAATCCATTATGAAATCACCACAGAGGATGTGCCGGTGCCATCAAGCCCAAAAAGACTCGCCCAACCCCAGATTGCTGTGCCAGAACTATAGAGATAGACTGATGCGCTTGCGGATGTTTTAGAAACTCCACCAACCGTTACTGTGTTGAAAAACGATTGACCGGGATCAGAACCAAATCCCGATATGTGGCAAGTAGAAGAACCATCATAAGAATCAATTAAAATCAAAAGCGTGTAACCACCCGCCACACTTGTTGAAGACATTGATCCATAGCCGCCATAATTGTAGCCATAGTAATAAATACTTGGATCAAACGGATCTACGTCGCTACCTTCCGTCATCGTTGCATCGAGAAGGACACTCGGCCCTGCACCCATCAACATTTGCGTCATCATGACAGGCCAGCTCCGCTCACAATCGCTTCTGTTGCAGAGTTGAACCAAACAGTAACCAACCCATAAGCAGCAAGTGTCCTGCTGCCGGTATTACTTGTCCCTGCCTGACGAAGAGTTAGACCAGAGCCTTGCGAAATCGTGATCGCTGATGCCGAGTTGTTGTAAATGCTTAACGCATCACCGGCAGCAAACGTACTGGCCGGAATAGTCATTGTTCCAGTTGCCGCGTAGCAATATCCACGCTCAGAAGTGGCAGCAGTTGTACCGCTTGTTGCGCTTCTGGGAACACTACGATAACCAACCTCAATGCCGCCCGATGTAGGCGTTCCAGTCAATGCAGGAGATGCCGACAAAACAACGCTTCCCGATCCGGTGCTTGACGTTACGCCAGTGCCACCATTAGCAACAGGAAGAGTTCCAGAAACATGAGTGGTAAGCCCAACCTTTCCGTAACTAGGTGCAACACCAACACCGCCCGAGATAAGCACGTTGCCTGTTGCTACGTCTGCCAGCTTGGAAAGAGCCGTGGTGCCTGATGCGTACAGAATGTCGCCAATGACGTAGGACGATTGACCAGTTCCACCCTTGGCTGCCGTCAGCGGGGCGGTAAAAGCATTTTGGTTAACAACCTGAAACCTAGTGCCATCGTAAACAACGCTGACAACCTGACCGGACAAAATATCGTTTGCAACAAGAGCTGTGGTTCCGTCTTTTGTAACAGCCTTTGCGCCAAGCCCGTCAATGTTTAGAGTCACTGCTCCGGTATTCGCGCCCGCTGCAACAAAGTTAAAAGCATTTCCGGCTGCATACGCAGTCAACGCAGGAGTTCCCGCTGCAACAATCGTGTCAGCGCCTGAAACAGTTATATAAGTTGCGCTTCCAGATTGCACCTGACTCAGCCGCGCTGAGTCCGTTCCAAGAGTACCAACCGCGAGATTAGTAATCTTGAAACCGCCAAGGCTAATGTTTGCCGTAGGCGTGCTTTGACCGTCTTTGCACAAAGCAGTGCTCAGGCCATTAGCAAGGTCTGCCGTAAGCGCATTAAAAGCAGTGCTGGTAATGGTGGAACCAGTAACAACCGGCTGACCAGCGGTGTTAATGATAAACGTGCCTGAACCGTTGTACGACATTTGATTTATTCCTGAGTGTTTCTTCTAGACATCAAATCAGCCATGCGCTGCGCTTTTTCCGCCTCTAGCAAGCCCTGCAAAGTTCGATCATCCAATGGCCTGCCAGCAGCGGTTTTTTGCCAACCATAGCCGCCTCTTGCCAAGGTACGCCCGGTTTTTGTTCCAACGAGACCGGCAGCAAGCAATCCAGCAGGAATCGCTTTAACCCCAGTACCTAAAACGCCAGCAGTTGCCAACAGTGGAGCCAATCTTGCGCCTGTCTGCGGCAAAGTTTGAGCAGTTACCGACTTTCCAGCTTCAACCAATGGACGCAACGGACTGCCGCCGCCTCTAGCATAAACACCTTGATCCGCTGATTGTTTGATGGATCGTTCTACCTGAGGCAACGTAAAATCTTCTCCACCTTTGAATATAGCGTTTTCTAGCGTTTTGTAATTTGCATATTTAGCGTCAACAGCTCTTAAATTGTCCATCAAATTAGGAGGCAATTGAGAATCAAGCGTTTTTGTTACAACATCTTCAGCATTTTCTAGTAATTCACGTTTTGCAGAAGCATCGTTATCTGTGGGCTTTATTTTCCTAATTTGCAAACGTATTGCAGACCTTATATTTAATAGGTCTTCGCTATTTTTTATTGGCTTAGTAAGTTGATCTTTTAACCAGTTATTGACACTTGATCGAGTATCTGCGGTAGCCATTACAGACTTAGAGTTGACAACCGATTGAAGCTCTTTATCCATGCGAACATTTTGACCAACATTAACTATTACAGGCTTGCCGTTTTGCAATACCAACGGAAAACCATGAACTGTTTTATATGCAGGATCAAAACTATCATATGCAGCATCAAGCATTTCAGATACTTTTGTTGATTTCGGAATTACTGCATTGGGCGCAGCAGATTCTTGAATCAATGCGTGCCTCAAGTCTTCCTCAACTTGATTTTTTGGCGCTTTAATAATTTGACCAATTACCGGCACATTTTCAAAAGCAGTTTCTAATTGGTCAAAAAACCCACCTTTTCTTATTTGGCCGGGAGTTAAATCCATGCCTCTATTCAGCAAAAACTGAGCTTCAGGTGTCGGAGTTATTCCGCGCATTGATTTCAATACGGCAGCACCACCAGCAGGTGCAACACCACCAGCAAGGGCAGCAGCCAATTGAGCGCCACGCCCTCCACCCGACTCTCTAACAATCCCAGATGCGAGCGGAGATGCAACGGCAGGAGCAAACGCACCTTTAACAGAGGACAGAATTTCTCCGACTCTTTGCGCGGCAGGTGCAGCAAATTTTGTCAAAGCTTGACCAGCACCCAGCCCGCCAATAGCACCGCCAATCCCTTGCTGAATGTCGCCAACAACTCTTTCAGTTGCATCTTTAGGCTGAAGCTCACGGCCGCCGAGTTGCTCCATGCCCTGAATAAAACTCTCCGCAGGCTTCATAAACTGCGGAGAAGGCTTGCCGCCAACAAGGTAAGCGGCAGCATCATAAATTCGTGCAGGCGTGTCTGTGATTAGACCAGCAGTGCCAACAACGCCTTCTGCAAGGTTTTTTCCAAGGATTCCAACTTGGCGCATGGCTTCTCGGCCATAGCGCATAGCTTGGTTGCTAAACGTGTCTACCGCGCTTGGTGTTGCAGCAGATTTTTGACCTGCTTGAACGCCTCCAAATTCCTTTGCAATTTCGTCGTAGTTAACGCCGCCAAATTGCTTTGCAATGGCGTCATAATCTTGTTGATTAGCCATTATTGCGTTCCTACTCTTTGCTTGAATGCAGCAGCTTGTTCAGGTGTTGAAAAAACATAAGTTTTACCATTAGGCGCAACCACAGTGTTTCCAGCGGACGAAACCGGCTGATTAAAATTTGGAATTGTAGGTGGCGCAGGCGTTCCATAATATGGATTACTTCTGCTTAATTCGCCCTGCAAAAACTCAATGTTTGCTTTCTTTGTGTCATACAAATTTCGCAAAAGGGATTCTGTAACTTGTGGGTTTTGCAATTTAGAAGGGTCGCCGCCCAAAGCAGACATAATCCTTTGAGCATCTTGCTCTGTAACAACGCCCGGCCCAACAATGTCAGTCCTAAACAGACCAACTAATCCTTGCACTTGTCCTTTTGCCAACTGCGTGGCCAATTCTTCAGCTTTTAATGGATTGCCAAAAAAATTCTTGGCATTTGCAGAGATTTGGTCAGCAAGACGGGAAAATCCGACATTCATGTCTTTAACAGTTGAAAAATAATTATTCAACTGACTCAAAGCATTTTTGTCTCTTTCAATTTCTTGTCTGTATTTAATAAATTGAGATTGCGACAGCGGAGCGGCAACGCCCGCAGTAGTTGGCCGCGCATCCGGCGGGATGGGCTTTCTTCCTGTCGGAGTATCGTAATAATACTTTCCGTTTTCAAAAACGGACGCAACAATTTGACCAGTAGGCAATGCAAAGATTTCTCCTTTACTTGCCTTTGACCCGTCTTGTTTGTCTGCTGCCAAATCAATTTGAGCAAGCCTTCTGCGTTGATATTCAGTCATCTCTGGCTGTTCTTTCATAACCAAATATGCCGGATTTCCTGTTTCGCGGTAATTGGCAATATCAGATTGTGTAACATCAACATCTTTCATGTTGATTGGCGCAAACGATCCCTTGGGCGCTTCAGGCTTTTGCGTATAAAGCAGCTGTGCCAGCTGCTGTTGGTAAGGCCCAACGCCAGCGCCAAGTGCTTTGGGCAAAAGATATGATTTGATTTCCGATTCACTTGCAGGGCTTACAAGCTGTGTTTGATCCAACCCGCCCGGAGTGGATGAAGGAACCCGCCTTACATTTAGCTCACGAAGCGTAGTGTCATTTTGCGCTATCGGCAATTCAACGGTTGGACGACCAAATTCCTCAGCCATCTGCCTTGCCGCAGCAATATCTTGTTGCTCGAGAGCAGCACGCTTACTGGCAACGTCAGATAGCTGCCTTGACGACATATAAGACCTAAGCAGCTTGCTCAACCCGGCAACAGGGGACACCGGCAGCACAATCCCACCAGCAGATTGCGTCTGGATAGGCTCCATTGCCTGCTGTTGCATTAGCTCTGCCATCCGTTGACGGCGATCAAGCTCCGCAGCTTGCTGGCTGTACGAGCTAGGCGTAATAAATTTGACGTTTGGCATTTTATTAAATTTAAAGTTAGGAATAAGGTCTAAATCCGAGTCCGTATTCGCCAGATGTAAATACTCCACCTCCTTGATAAGTTCCGGGGAGTGGATCGCCTTCAACTAGCTCATATTGTTGAGGCGGCAAATTTCCATATGCGTCCATGTCAGCAATTGTTTGCATAATTGGTTCCCAATGATAACCGGGAGGCGGTCTATCTATGTATTGTTTTCCTCCCTCTTTGCCTAACGCATCAATTATAAAAGGGATTGATAACAAGCCCGCAGCAGTAGCAGCAGTTCCAAGCGCTCCAAGACCTCCGCCAACAGCAGTGCTACCAATGTTAGCCGCGCCACCCGTCGCTGCTGGAGAAACGCCCGTTCCAATTCCGCTCATCAACCCAGATGTATTAAGAGCGCCGCTACTAAGCAACCCGCTAGCGTCAGACACAAGCACTTGTCCTGCAGGTGCAAGTGCAGCATTCAACCCAGCAGCAGCAGCGGGAACACCAGCAGCCATTGCTCCAAAGGAACCGCTAGAAGTCGGCGCATTTCCAGCATTAACATTTGTCGGCCCTTGCTGTGACGCAGGGAGCGACGAATTAGGGACATCCAGAGGCGCAGACTTATCAAATCCAAGCAATCCGCCAACCTTAGACCCAAGCTTGCTTACGGCTTTCTGACCAAGCTCAGACCCCAAAGCAGCGCCGCCAAGCTCATACAGCCCAGCCGTGTTTGCGTTTTGCTGCGCCATTTGAGCGTTGTACCTGTTAAGCGCATCTGCTGCTTCCTGAGCTGACGCATTAAACAAGGGCGCAGGCTGATAAGTCGTGCCTTGGAACGAAGGCAGGTTAGGCATCGTGATCGGAGCAACGTCCCTCAAGGCTGCGTACTCCCTCAGCGGCTGATTACGCAGAGCAAGCTCTCGGTTAAGCGCCTGCTCGCTGGCGGTGTTGCCAAACTGAGCATTAGCCAGCGCCTGCCTGTATTCCTGTTCCTGAGCGCCAAGATCAACATTCAAGCCCTGCAACGCTGCCTGCAGCCTTAGATCGTTTTCGTTTTGACCAAGCTCCGTCATCATGTTGCGGTAGGCTTCTGTGCCCTGAGCAACGCCCTGATTGGCAAGCTCCTGCAGTCTTGATTGACGAGCTTGCGCTAATGTTGGCTCGAGGCGCGAAAGCATGGCCTGTTGAGCAGTCATCCCACCACCAACCGGCATCTTTGTGTAATCGCCAATTCTGGTTTGCACTCCCGGCCCAGAGTACGCAAATGGCGTTGCCATCGTCCTTGCAACATTCCCAGCGGCGGTTTCACCGGCCCCAGAGATAGACACATCCGAACGCTGCTGCGCCTCAAGCGCACGCTGAGACTCAGGCGTCAACCGCTGGGTGACGGTAGGAACGCCATCTCTCCAAGTAACCTCTTGACCGCCTAGCGGCCCGGTTACATTGGGATTACTCATCATGGCATTCTGTATTGCCGTTGAACGGTTTTCTGCGCCCTGCGTTCGTGCTGCGCCCGTGTAGTCCGTAGCAGGAGGTGCCGCCGTGCTTTTACCCATGATTTATAAACCTGCAGTCTTGTTTGGTTAATGTGTATAAAACCATGTCGCCATCAGCAGCGGCACCTGTAATCCGCGCTTCCTCGACAAAACCCATGTTTTCCACTAATCGAGCCGCTTTCGCATTTGCACTGCTTACCGGGGCAATAATCTTATCAACCCCACAAGTCACAAATGGATAGCGGAAAACCTCTCTTAAATACGTTGGCGTTAACCTTCCAGAAAACACAATATGGCAAACAATTGATCTGCCATTCCAGTCTTCGTAAATTACGCCAGCGATCAAATCGCCATTACGCTCAAGCCCAATTGCTTGAGAGCGTTCTTCAAAATACCCGCACTTGAGATGCGCTGCTGTCCAATGGCCCACAGTGGGGCCATCAACTAAACGCCAGCCCATCCCAACTGATAAACAACATCAGTAGCCGCCCATTCAATCGGCAAGTTTCTTGAGGTCGACTTAAATCTAATTCCACCACAATAGCCAATACCAGTGATGCCTTGCCAATTGTTTGTGATTACAGCATCAGAACCCCATGTCGACGAATCCCATGTTGCAGCATCCCAATAACTTTGAGCAGTTGATGGAGCATATGAAATCGCCGCAGAAGTGTCTGCAGTATTAAAATCAACATTCATGCCAATAAATACAGCAGGCGACCCGGACGTAAAAATGCTTGGCCTTGCTCGGGTAAAATACTTTTTAACCGCAGGCGACCCGTAGTAATTAAACGCTTGCAGGCAATTAGTCACAATGTTGTTTGTGTCGTCGATATATCCTGTTGCCCCAGTGCCTGTTTTCCACGCTTGAGCAACGTAACCATTGCCGCCAAAGTACGGATCGTCATTGTAAATTTCAAAGACGTTTGCAGACCATCCAGTAAACTTTGTCCAGCTCTTTGTGATGGTATTCATCACATACTGCTCTTGATTTGAGCCTGTCTGCACAGGAACATTAACCCAAATTGCATTATTTTTTGGGTTAAACAAAATATCCCAGCCAAAGTTGTCTTTATAAGACGATGTTGCAGCGGTAAACGCGCCTTGAATTTTGTCCGAAAGGTTAACCCTTGGATCTAGGCGCGAACTTTGAACCGCAGCCGCCAGAGGAACGAGTCCGTCCAGCGTAATAACAAGCAGGTCGCCGCCATACTTCAACATACAACGCTTGCTTACTGGAGAACCAATCGTAAACACGCCAACAAGCGCCCACGTTGCGGCAGACGAAGGATCAGTACCGCGATAAACAACAACTTCGCCTTGGTTCGTAATGAAAACCAAGTTATCGTCCATTCCGTATCCGGCATCAATTGTCCATGTCGATGCGGCAACGATATAACCGCCTTTCTTAACGATGGCGTTGAGGTCAATGTACTGAGCTGCACCACCAACAGAGAGAACAGGCAAATACCACGCTTTGAGCGTGTTTTTCTCAATAAACCACACTCTGTTTTTGAAAAGAGTAATGTTTGTCAGGTTTGTGGTTGTGACTCCAGTAATTGCTGGTACGGATGCGCCGGTAATCGAAGTCCACGTGGCTCCGTTGTAAAGAAGCGGGGCATCAACACCGTTAACCAGATACATAAAATTGCCGCCTGCCGTGGCAACATTGATGTATTCCCATCGTGCGTTCGTAAGACCAGAAACAACCGCAGCGCCGACCGCGCCAGATGATGTAACGTCATAAATTGCAGTGCCGCTAATGGCAAAAAGCCTGCTCGTTGTTGATCCGTTGTAGTTCATCAACGTCTCAACCTGACTGGGAAGGCCCGTGGCGTGCTTTACATAGCCACCACGCAAAATGACATTGGAAACCGTTGGAAACAGGTTTTCCATCTCATAAGCGTCTGTCGGCCCCATGTTTGCAATGGAGTCACGAGCATTCCAGCCGCCAACAGGCGCAGGCAAAGATGCGACGTTTGCTCGAGCTTTCTGAACGAGCCGCCTTATCATGGCGTTCCGTATCCGCTGTCAGGAATGTTGTCGTAACCGATCAGGACAGTGCCCGGACGCGGGGCAAACGACAGATTTGCTGCGCTGGTGTCTTGAGCAATCGAAGTCTCAAGCTCCATGAGGTAATCACGATAAATTGCGGTGGTGTCAAAGCCCTTAGCCTCAAAATATTTGAGCTTGGTACTAAGAACCATCAACCGATCAGGATAAACACAAGTGTCATTGTCAGACGTAAAGCTGTTAATGACATTACCGCTGGAATCATAAGCCCAGCCCTGACTGCGGTACTCGTATCCAATCAGCTCTGCCGTAGAACTTCCCGGCCAGATGCAAAACTTGTTACCGATTAGACGCCAACGAATTCTTGGGCCGGTACTGATATAACCCGACAGCAACCATTCCCATTGCTGCGCGTCTTCAGGGCCAAGAAGTTCCCAACGCTTTGACTTGTCCCAGTGCGTCCTTGGGATCATTGCAAGGTAATCGTTAGGAAATGCGTACTTTACCTTTTGAAAATTAACGGTGGCATTTACACCGCCAGCCTCGTTAAAGTCTTGGTTAACCGTGACTTGAGTCGACGAATCAACGCTAACGATGTAAGTAGCGTTTGGGATTCCATCTCCTACAACCTGATAATTAGTATCAAGCCCGGCAGTCGACGGAATGCCGGTAATCGTCCTGTTTGCAGTAGTCCAATTACCCGTAGTGGTCAGGTACTCAGTATAAAACTGATGCTGCCTGACCAGCTCACGCCAATCAGCACGACGAAGCAGCTCGTAACCACTTGCGTTCATCAACGCAAGAATCTGTATCACATCCTGATTAGGATTTCCGGCAACAGTGGCCGGTGTCGATACGCCCAGCTCGTTTGTCACTTGCTGGACAAGCTGCAACATTGTGCTGCCCATGTTTTACGTCTCCACTTGCTTTGCTGGACGACCGGGGCCGCGCTTCTGCGCCATAAGCTCGGCCATCTGTGCCTTAAGCTCTTCCAGTTCCTTACGAGTCTGGTCGAGCTCGGCAGAATTTTCCTTGCGATTCATGTTGGACAAGTATGCACGAGCGCGTTCCCGCAACCCAGTGGCACCCATACCAACCCGCTGAAGCTGCGAATCTGAAGCCGTTGCAACCTGCTCAACAGTCTGAAACTTCAAAATTTGCAGCTCTTCAAGCTGCCCACGGTTAAACTCGTCAGGATAGTCAGAATGCCACTTTGCCAAGGGCGTTCCAATCTTAGGCGAGTCATCGTTCTTCATCTGAAAGTAAAGCCACTGGCGCGGAAACCGCTGCTTGTGGTCTTCACGAACCGGCTGCTCAATGATGTTTGTCTTGTCACCGGGAACGATGATCCGAACAAACGGCTTACCCTTCCAGTCTCCATCCTCGCAAATGTAAAACTCAACATGCAGGTGAGAATCAGCATTCGCAATATCACTATCAAGCATCGTAGTCTCCTGTGGGGATCACAAGTTGTTGACTTGTGTTACGGTTAAAATCACGGACGGAATTGCAGGAACGGGAGCAGCAGCGGACGCATGGGTTAACTGAATGCTTGTGTCATCAGTTGACCACATAAGCCTAAAATATTGCCCTGCATTTAACGAAACAACGAAATTCCATGCGGCAACGGTCTCCGCAGAAGTTCCTTGAATGGCAACAACGGTTGCGCTGTTTGCAACAGATGTGCCGTCAATATCAAGCCAAATATAAATATGGCCCGTTGCTCCAGATGCCTTATCAAGCTGTGTCGAAAATTGGATGTTGTAAACACCGTCATTTAACACATAAACCCTAGAAGTTGGGCTTCCTATATAAATGCCGTTTGATTCTGCGGTGCTGTTATAAGACATCGCATACGCTGTGTTTATCGCAGCCGCAGTTTGCGTAGTCGTGTCGTAAAACGAACCATAATGCAAAATCGGGATTGCGGAATTAAACCCTTGCAATCCTTGCCAAGCAGAATTGCTTACGGCAAAAAACAAGGCTGAACATCCGGTGTTTATCGTTGCAGGAACGCCGCCATCAATGGTTGTGGCAGCTTCATACGGATAAACCTTTAGCGAGTTTGCTCCGCTGTTTGTAATGTAAATAACTTCGCCTTCTTCTGTAGGCGGTAGCTTTACACCCGTACCGGATGCAACAGTGGTCAGGTTGTTGTAAACCTTAACAAGCTGAGTCGCGTCTGTAGAGGTTGTTCCGGCAGCAGATAAACCTGTTCCACCGTCACCACAAATGGCAACGGTGGACAGGCTATTAACACCGGACCCTAATACACGCGACGGGATCGTCATTACGCAGACAGAATGGAAACCCAAACCGTCGAGCTAATGCCAACGAACAGACGCCGCTTGGTCGACGCGATTGCAACGGACGCACCGCCATCAATGGTGGAGCCAGACTGCGGATAAACCGTCAGGCTGCTTGCGCCATCGTTAGCGACCGTCACGATTGCGCCCGCCTCAGCCGGAGGCAGCTTAACGCCCGTGGAGGCCGCAGTCGTGCTAACACGATTGTGAACCGCCGAGAGCGCCAAAGCATCGCCAGCAGCGGAACCCGTAGCCGTCAGCGAATTGCCAACGTCGCCGCAGATCGCAGTGGCCGAGCCGCCAGACTGTCCGGAACCCTGTACCCTAGAAGGAATTGCCATTCATTTTCTCCTATGGAGAGGGAGAGGATTGCTCCCCTCCCCCTATGGGGTTAGACAGACGCCTTGCCGAACCAAGCAACGTCGCCCGACACCAGAGCCACAGCGGGGCTGGTGTAAGAGCCACCAGACGCCGCCACGAGGAACGTGGTCGTGTTGATGTCGCAAACGCTGGTGGACGCCGAGATCGAGGCATTGGCCTGAGCAAGCACATAACGCTTGCCGTCAGAGCCAAACACCTGCGTACCCAGAGGGCCAAACGTCGGAACGGCAGTGCCAGCCGAGTTAGTGTTAGTCGGAACGATGTTGTTAAGGTCAACACCGATCAACGGGGTTACTGAATATGCCATTTTTCCTTACTCCTTAAGCAATCAGGACGCCGCAGAACTGCGGGCCGCTGCTCGTGAGGTTACCAGCCCAACCAATGAGCTTAACGATGGCGTCCTGATTGACCGCCTGACGCTCGCCGCCAATCGGCACAAAGTTACGATCCTTGTGCGGACGGAACATCAGGTACTTGGTGTTCAGGAACCACATGTGGTTCGCATTGCCCGAGCCGCTGTTGTAGCTCGAGGAACCGATACCACCGTCCAGCACAACGTCGGACGCCATACCAGCGCCGTAGTACTTCAGCGACGCAAAGCCAGCGCCAGCCATGCCCGAACCGGAGTCCGTGATGCGCTGGATGCTCTGCAGCGACTGCAGGTACAGACGATAATAGTTGTTATCGGCAATGATCAGATCCGGCTTGTCCGTACCACGGATAAGCTGAACGGCGACCGCATCCATGTACTGCTGGATGTTAGAGGCCGACACAGCCGCACCGCCGTTCGTCACGCCCGAGTACGACACCGACCGCCAGAACGACCACGTGGCGCGGTTAATGCCGCCGTACGTGCCCGACGAGGGCGCATCCGGCACCGCAGCAGCAAGGCCCGTCAGGTTCTTGCCCGAGTTGCCAGTGCCGTCGCCGTACAGGTCGCCGCTGATACGGTTGGCAAGCTGCGCCTCAGCAACCTGCATACGGCCATCGAGCAGGTCGATGATCGCTTCCTTACCCGTATTCTGGATCATTTCCAGACCCGAGATGGACACCGCCGCAGCGTACTGCGTGATGCTGAACTGAGCAGCCGAGATCGGGCTGTTCTGGGACACGTTCAGCACTTCATAGCCGCTATAGCTATTGGTGTTGTTCGTGGTCGAATCGTTGTACATGATTTCCTGCAAAATCACGTTACCGCCCGAGAACGTCTTCACGTTCCCGCGCTCCTTAAGACGACGCAGCAGGGCGTTGTTGTTCGTCACGTTGTCAGCGAGTTCACCCGACCGGCTCTGAATGTTGGTCGCAATGATGTCGCTGATTGAAGAATTGGCAAATGCCATTTGAAATCTCCTATCAGGTTAATTAAAGACGCTCATCTAGGCCGTCAAATTGCTCGGCCAGCAATGAACGTCGGTCTTGCGCCTTGGGAGCCGTGTTAGTTCCGGGTGTGGAACTTCTGACGCTTACCGCAGCAGAACGGGCAGCTTTCGCCGCCTTATTTAATTGAGCACTACGTTTCGCCGCTTCTTCAGCTTGTCGGCTTTGAAGCATTGATTCAAACAAATCATCATCTATTCTTATAGCCTTATCATAGGCTTCCTGCAATGTCTGCGCTACCCCGCTCTGTAGGAGCTGGATCATCGTCGGCCTTGCAGCCTCAAAATGCTCTGCCGTTTGAGCAAAGCTATCGATCTCGTTAAGCAATACCTGATTCTGCTGCGCTTCCGTTTGCTCCTCCCAAGAGCTTAACTTGCCCTTAAGCGCCAAAAGTTCGTTTTGGAGCGCGTAGTAATCAGGGGTTGCATGAGCGGCAAGGTTTGCATTTTCGCCAATATTAACCCCGTACTGCTGGGCAAGCTGACGGAAATAAGCCGCCCGCTGTTCAGGGTTACTGGTTCGCAAGGTGTAATCAGCCTGCATAAGCGACTGAATAGCCTGACTTGGCTGCAAGCCAAGGCCACGAATGGTCTGCTCATAAGGCGCAATGGCTTTTTGAATTTCGTCAGCAAACTGAGCCTTACTAATCAGCGGCTCAACGCCCTTCCGCATCTGTTCTTCACGCTGCCAAGCGTATTCCTGCATCCGAGGATCGGCGGTATTCCAAACTTCGTGGTAGTCCTTCTTCCACGATGAAGGCGGACGCTTCCAGACAGGCTCCTCAGTCTGGGAAACAGGCTCTGCCTCTTGCTTAACAAACTTTCCAGATTCGTCTCTTGCCTTAACAGTCTCAACAGGCTGTTCAGTGTTTTCAGCCTGCTCAAACTGCTGCTCAAGCAATTCGCGTCGATCTAGCTCGTCTGCCTTAACCTCTTCTGCCGGTACGCTCATCAACCTCTCCTGTGGGGATAGTTTGTAAATCGCAAGTCATCTCGCAGTTTTTCGAGAATTCTGTTTGCATCCTTGTGCGTCATGTTTGCCAATTGATGCCGAAGCACATCCTTTCGCGTGTCTTTCTCAACACGCACCTTGGTTTCCATGCTTTCATTGCCGACCTCAATGCAATTGTTGGCTTTGAGATGCCGACGATGTTGCGAACGACTTGTAATCATTCGCCCGTCAATCATTGACTTGTAAGGCTTAATATCATCTTGAACAAAATGATGACTCGGGCTATGGCGAGTCATTTTCTCAACCATTCGTCCGTCTTTGTAAACGTATGTGCGCTTCATAAAAGTAACAACACTTCCTCATCGTCAAGTTCTTGCAAAGCTCTAAATAGCTTTTCAACCTTATCGATGTCTTGAATAAACGATTCAAAATTTATTTTTTGAATTGTTATTTGTGGTTGTGATTTAGCAAACACCTCGATGTGTTCTTCTGCTAAGTCTTCTGCTAATTCCGGTCTTCCCTCAATGATGACTTCAAACGCATCAATAATTTGTTGCTTGCGAAGTCTGTTCTTTTTAACTTCTTCATCAAATTTTTTCTTTTTGCGCTTTCCGTCGCCGTCATGCGTATCAACTACAACAATTGGCGGAGGCGGAACGTAAGCAACCGCAATCGTGCTGAACGGAAATTCAGAAAACGATGAAAAACCAAACACAAAGTTAACCTTGCAAAATAGCTAGCAACGCTGCTTTCTGTTCTTCCGTAATGTTTAGTATCGGGTCTGGCTTTGGCTGCTCTACCGGCGCTGGCTCAAGAACCCAAACCTGCCGCCATACTCCGTCTTCCCCAAGCTGCGGATCTTGCTCGACAGCAACCATACCCGACTCACGCGGCATAGGAGTTGGAAGCACCAGAGGGATGCCCTCTGCTTCAAGCAAAGCCACATTTACGTTTGGCGGAATAGACCCATCTGCGTTCAAAAGAAATTGCTTAGGCATAAGTGTCCTAAAAATACGTGATTACTACCGCAAGCCCATCCCCGCCATTTCCCCCTGCACCGGAAGAATTGCCTGTACCATTTGTAGATGCCCCACCCCCGCCACCTCCGCCTCCCCACTTACCGCCATTTCCACCATTTCCAGCGATAGTATTAGAGGCACCCCCGCCATCACCGCTTTCGCCACCAAAAAATGATGCTGTAGTAAGGTCAGTGCCCGACGCCCCATTCCCAGCTACTGAGCTATTTGCTGGAGCATTCGTATTCCCGTTGATCCACGAAGGTGCCGTACTATTTGTGGTATTGCACCCCTGCCCACCAGCTGTAACGACGTTAGCTGATGTAATTGGCCCTCCATTGGCCCCACCACAAGCAGCGCCACTAAAGTTAGGAAAATTGCCTGCAATACCTACGGTACTGGCTGTACTGCTTGCTCCTAATGCGCCATCCCCTCTAGTCCCCGACATAGGCGTTTGGGGGGCTGCAGGACCAGTTCCACTACCACCAAACCCTTGGTTACCTCCTACGGCATAGAGATACGCCCCAAAAGAGGATGCCCCTCCGCGAGTTCCGTCATTTCCATTTGAGGTGCCCGTAGTTTGTGCCGCCCCTCCGGTTCCTCCTGCGCCAACTGTAACGGTAACAGTAGAAGTTAAATCCGTTGCATTAAATACAGAAACTGAAAACGCCCCGCCCCCGCCCCCATTACCCCCTCTACGGCTAGCGCCTGTCGCGCCTTTACGCCCAGAGCCCCCGCCCCCACCTCCGCCAATTAAGATAGCTTCAACAACTTTTGCTCCAGCAGGCTTAGTCCATGTTGAGCTTCCGGGAGTCGAAAAAATTTGAACATCAGTTGACATTGTGGTTTTCAGAAAAAAGTGATTACAACGGCGAGGCCATCACCACCAGTGCCACCTGCTCCAGAGTTCCCAACAGAGTTCAGCGATGCGCCGCCTCCACCTCCGCCACCACCCCAGTTTCCACCGTCACCACCCGTACCCGCATTACCAGTACCCGAAGCACCGCCGCCATCGCCGCTCTCGCCGCCAAACCGGTATGCTGTCGTTAAGTCTGTACCTGCAGCCCCGTTTCCTGTAACAGAGCTAGCAGTAGGCGATGTCGTATTCCCGTTGATCCATGAGGGAGCAGTGCTTCTCGTAGTATTGCACCCTTGACCTCCAGCAATTACTGCGTTAGCCGAGGTTAAGCCTCCCCCTGCACCAGCTCCGGCTCCGCCCCCTGCAGACCCAGCACTTCCGGGATTTCCAGTGGCTGCTTGCCCGGCACCACCAGTACCACCTAACCCTTGTGAGCCTCTACCACCTTGCCCAGCAGTGGCTGTACCTGCAATACCTCCCGCACCACCTGTCCCACCAACTGCATACAGATAGGCTCCAAAGGTAGTATTTCCACCATTACCACCCGGATTGCCGTCTGAGGTATTCGTAGTCTGAGATGCGCCGCTTGTGCCGCCTGCACCGACTGTAACCGTAACGGTTGAAGTCAAAGACGTCGCACTGAACTCAGCGGTGGAATATGCCCCTCCGCCTCCACCTGCACCGCCCGCTCTTGCAGTGCTTGTCGCGCCTTTGCGTCCTGAACCTCCGCCACCCCCTGCGCCAACGAGAATGACTTGAACATCTGTTGCGTACGCAGGCTTTGTCCAAGTAGAGCTGCCTGTTGCAGAAAAAACTTGAATGTCAGCGCTTGAAAGAACACCTCTGCGAGTTATGAGGGCGTCCATTAAATCACCGTCACATAAATATCAAATGAATCGGCCGGAGTGCTTGTTGCATACAGCGTTATTTTGTTTGTTCCCGGAACCGCTCTGTAAACAAGAGCGTAGGCGTACTGCAGTGCTGTCACGTTTGCATAAGAGGCAGCAGATAAATTGAGATCGAGAATTACGGTATCTGTAGATGCAAGCCCCGTTAAGGTGACGTCTTGCGTGTACGGCCCTGAGCCGCTCCAAGATCCGCTAGACGCAGTGCCGGTATAAGTAGTAGCTGCAACAGCAGTGGCAGCAATCGTAATAGCGCCTGATCCATTCGTGATGCTAATACCTGATCCGGCAGTCAAAGTTGATTTTGTCAACGTGTTGCCGGTCGTGTTACCAATCAAAAGCTGACCGTCTGTGTATGTTGTTTGTCCAGTCCCTCCGTTATCAACGTCTAGCGTACCAGCAAGCGTAATTGTGCCAGAGGTTGTAATAGGGCCGCCGGAAGTAGTCAGGCCAGTTGCTCCTCCTGAAACATCTACGCTGGTAACTGTGCCGCTACCGCCTCCGCCCGTCGCGGCAATCGTGATTGCGCCGGAGCCATTCGTGATGCTGATGCCTGAGCCAGCAGTTAGCGTGGACTTTGTTAGCGTGTTGCCAGTGCTATTACCGATTAAAAGCTGGCCGTCAGTGTAGGTCGTTTGCCCGGTGCCGCCGTTTGCAATCGGCAACGTGCCTGTGACCTGAGTCGCAAGATCTACCCCGGACAAAGTTCCGCCGAGCGTCAAACTGCCAGAGCTTGTAACGGTGCCAGTCAGCGTAATCCCGTTGACAGTGCCAGTGCCGCCGACGCTAGTTACGGTTCCGACGTACTGATCGTTGGAAGTGACGGTGAAGTTAGGGTACGTCCCTGTGATAGACGTCGTGCCCGCCCCGGTCAGCGATACCACTTGGTCAGGCGCGGTGTTGGTGACCGTGATCGACCCAGCGCTTGTGATCGGTCCGCCGGATACAGAGATGCCCGTACCAGCAGACAGGTCAACGCTAGTTACGGTGCCCGTGTTAACCGCAGAAATTGTAACTGCGCCTGAGCCGTTACTAATGGTAATTCCAGACCCGGCAGTTAACGTCGATTTTGTTAGCGTGTTGCCAGTGCTGTTACCAATAAGCAATTGACCGTCTGTGTAGGTCGTTTGCCCGGTGCCGCCGTTCAAAACGCCAAGCGTTTGATCTAAGCTGAACGACTTTTCTGCCGGGTAAGTAACAAACACATCTTTGCTGTTTGCTGCAAAATTTACCGCAGCGCCGCTATTGGAAGATTCAAGGATGGTATCCCTTGACAGCGTTGTGCCAGCAGAAGTGTACGTTCCAATACCAACTTCCCAATCGCCAGTGGTGTTGTCGACAATGGCGTAGTAAGTCGTATTGCCGTTGCCAATAACGCTGAACGATTGAAAACCTGACGACGTTCCAGCAAGCGTTAAAGTACCAGTGCCAGCAGTAGAACTGGTTTCCTTAACTCGATCTTTTACAATCAAAGCCATGTTTTTGCCTTACTGCAGCGTTGGGCCAATTACTTCTACACCGCTTGCACGACCGTCCGGCCCACGAATAATCCGCTTGGGAGCTTTTAGCGTCTCCATTACTTCGCCAATGCGAGCAAGCGTTTTGTCGTGCATATCAGCCATGTTGCCATGCAGGGCAGACATTTGATTTAACGCTTGTGCGACGTTTGCGCCCAAATCTTGAGCAATTTTTTCGCTGACTGTTGTTTGTGCTTCAAGAGTTTGAAGATCTAAACCCGGATTGGCTTTGATTCTTGCAACCATGACTTGCGTTGCAACGTCTAGCTCCGCCTTCCATCGGTCAAACTGTTCTTTTTGATCCAACTGCTGTGCCTGCAATTGCGCCTCTGCCTGCGCTTTCATTTGCTCCATTTGCGTTTCGTGCTGCATTTTCAATTGCTCAATCTGAGCATCGTTTTGCAGCTTTGCTTGTTCAATCTGCATCTGAGTTTGAATCTTTTCTTGCTCAAACTGCATTTTCATTTGATCGCGTTGATATTCCATCTGAATCTTTGCTTGTTCAGACTGCGCTTTAATCTGCGCCTTCTGCGCCTCTGGATTAACTTTTGGCTGTGCCTGCTGCGCCTTAAGTTGCTCGAGGGCTTGGTCAATGCTGCCCTCAATAGTACGAGCGCCCTTAAACGCTCCAACTCCAAACTTGACCAATTCCATCATCATTGGAATCAGCTCAGGTGCGTTTTGACCAACCGGCAATGCTTGAGTGAGGAAACCACCAAACGCTTGCAGGAACTCAAGCCTGTCTTGCTTCTGCTGCTGTTCGTCAATCTGAACAAGACTGTCAGCCGCCACTTCAATGCGGAAGTTACGCAGCGGCCTATCCTTAATGAGCTGCATTGCTTGCGGGATAAGCTGCTGATCGGCAGGCGACATTTGAGACGCTGCTGCATAGTCCAGAATGGTCTGCGGCTGGAACTTGCTGCAGATAATCTGCGCCTTCAGTCGGATTAGTTCAGACGCAAAAAGCGCAACATCCTCTTGCATAGAGCGAAGACGAAGGCCCGCATATTGGCCCTTGATCTGTTGCGCCGTCGCAGTCTCGCTTGCGTAACTCGCACCGCGAATAATGTCCGAGATGCCGGTAATTTCATAAATCTGCGCCTTGATGTCAGCACGCGCCTGATAGCACTGAGCAAGAGCAGCTGCCAGCGTATCCAACGGCAACAGGTCAATAGACCCTTTCAATCCGCCCTTCTCGCCAAACGCCATCCACTTGTCGACCGGAATCAGGCTGTTGTTATCGCCTTCCGTCAGCAGTCGTTGCAGTGCTGGCTGACTGGCATCGTAAACACCACGAACCCGCAAGGCCTTAACAAGGCCGTCAATGCGGTCAGACAGAATATCAAGCTCCATAGCCTGATCCTGATACAGCACGAAGTCAGGCACCGGGACAAGGCTATCGCTTGTCGTGGTGGCGTATAGGGGCTTTGGGCAGGGGAAAAAACCCTCAAGACCCAACGGATCGTCCCGAACGTCAATAAACTCAGGCAGGCCCTTGGACAGCCAGTAAACCTTGAGCGTTTCCTTGTCCCACAGCTCGCAAATCTTTGCCCGGTTGTAGGTTTTCTTTGACTCG